CGGCGTGCCGAAGGCTATCCTGACGTACGGCGTGGAAGCTGTCGGCGCCGGCGACGAACCCGCGCGCGTTGCGGTTTCCGGAAAGTTCCGCAAAGAGCGGCTGGTGATTGACGCCGACGGCGACGCTTCAAACGTCGACGCGGTTGTAATCGATCAGCTTCGCGACTATTCACTTGTTCCGGTCGATGTTGACGAACTCAACATTCTGGGCAATCAGTAAAGGAAGCTGACATGAGCGGCAACACTACCCGGCGCATGATTAGCGCCTACTACCAGGAGGCGAGCCCGTCCGCATTCTTTTCGGGAATGTTCCGGACCCGCCCCGAAAACTTCCACAGCTCGGAAGAAGTCGAAATCGACATCGTACGCAGCGAGGAAGACGTTTCAATCGTTATCCAGGACCTAAGCACTGGGTACCGGATGAACTCGGACGACCTGTACACCAACAAGGGCTTTAAGCCGCCCATTCACAAGGAAGCGGTGCCTATCAATTCGTTTGATCTTATCAAGCGTATGCCGGGCGAGAACCCGTTTCAGTCTCCGGACTTTCGGGCCAATGTTATCACCCGCATGTTCGCGGGAATGCGTAAGGTAGAACGGAAGATTCGCCGCGCCATCGAGCTTCAAGCGTCGCAGGTATTGCAGACGGGCACCGTTACGTTAACCGACATTAACGGCGCCGCACTGTACACCCTGGACTTCGCGCCGAAAGCGTCGCACTTCCCGACCGCGGGCACGTCCTGGGCTACCGCCACTTTGGCGGAGAAAATCGGTGACCTGACCGCACTTTGCGACCAGATCAGAGCCGACGGCCTGGCAGACCCCGACGAACTGGTCGTGGGTTCCGACGCCTGGGAAAACCTGTTGCAGACAACCGGCTTTCTTGAGCGTTTCGACGCGCGCCGGGCAGACCTGGGCATGATCACCGCCATGGAAACCCGCGGCGGTGGCGGCATCTATCGCGGCGTAATCGAGCTGGGCAACTATAAGCTGGACGTGTTCACCTACAACGGCCGATACAAGGACCCGCAGACCGGGACTTCTACGCCGTTTATGGACCCGGGCAAAGTAGTTATCCGTTCGAGCACGGCCCGCCTGGACGCGACCTTCGGCGCCATCCCGAATATCGGGGCGCTTTTGGGAGCAAACCAGCGGCTGGTTCCGGAACTGCCTTCGCGCATGAGTTCGGCGGCTAACGGAATGGACCTTTTCACAAACGTGTGGATGTCTACCGACGGCGAGCAGCTCTTCGGCGGCGTCGGGGCACGCCCCCTGATGGTGCCCACGGGCATCGATACCTTCGGCTGCCTCGATACGCAGCTTTAACCGATAAGCGGGGCGGGCTACGGCCCGCTCTTCGTTAGGCAAAGAGGGCAACAATCATGCCAAGCAACAAAGAGCTAACCACGGAAGCGCAAGGGCTGGCGGAAAAGCTGGAAATCTCGGTTGAAACCGACGGTATGAGCAACGAAAGCCTGGCGGACCTGGTGAAAGACCTGCGCGCGAAAACAACCGACGCAGAGACAGACACCCAGGCCGACAAAGCGACCGAAGAGGCGAAAGCTAAAAAAGCCGCCCGCATGGAAAACAAAAAGCCGAAAGGGAAAAAGCCGGCTTTTTACGTTGCGGCGGGGAAGTCCCTGACCTCGAAGCGCGGCATTCTTTCCGGCGATACCTCGGACGAAGTGAAAGCGGAACACCTGGGCGGCGGTAAAGAAGCCCTGGACGCCTTCGTGAAGTCCGGCCACGTCCTGAAAGGCTGAATGAAAAATGGGCCTGCGTGATCTAGTAGAACAGGACCTGGGCGCGATTCTTGAAGATAGCGCCACGGGTTTTGGCTGGCCCATTTCATTGACTGACCCCGACGGGCTGACCGACGAAACGTTGGTGGGGTTTTCTGACGACATAGCCCAGTCTATCGACCCCGACACCGGGGAGCTTGTAAGCGGCCGCCTGGCTTCGGTAGCACTCCGGATTTCTACATTGCACGCGGCCGGCTTTTCACTCCCGCGCGGCGTAGCAGATACCAGCAAAAAGCCCTGGGTCGTGAAGTTCAACGACATAAACGGGCGGCCCCACGTCTTTATTGTTCGCCAGGCTAACCCAGACCGGGCAGCCGGCCTTGTCGTGTGCATTTTGGAGGGCTACGACGAATGACCCTCGAGCTAATCGACAAGCAGGACGCCGTGGAGATTGTGCGCGACCAGATCGCCGCCATTCTTGCCCTGGAAGTCGCGTCCCAAATGTCGCTGGCCACCGCAGCCGGCAAGGACCCGGAACTTTGGAAGCTCCGTGTGTTCCAGGAGCGCGCGACGCCCTGGGAAAACCTACCCAGCAAGACCCAGGACCGGTCGCCCATCGTTAACGTTTGGTGGGATTCGTGCACGTTCGATATGTCCGCCAGCAACGTTGTGGGACGGCAGAAAAGCAGCGCGTCCATTAACATCGACTGCTACGGGTACGGGAAGAGCGCGAACAATCCGGGCGGTGGCCACGTTGCCGGCGACCAAAGCGCAGCCGAAGTAGCCCAGCGGGCCGTGCGCCTGGTGCGCAACATTCTGATGGCTGGCGAGTACACGTACCTGGCCCTTCGCGGCGTCGTTTGGCGCCGGTGGGTCGACAACATTTCTATTTTTCAACCGCAGCAAGACAGCGAGAACGTGCACCACATTGTAGGCGCGCGCCTGTCTTTTCGGGTAGAATTTAACGAATACAGCCCTCAAGTCCAGCCGGTGACGTTGGAGCTGTTGTCGGTTGACGTGAAACGAACCGAAAACGACGAAATTGTGGTCGAGGCCGACTACGATTACACGGCATAACAGGAGAGCAAACAATGGCACTTTCTAGCGCAGTCGATGCTTCCGCGGTTGCCCGCGTAGTCGGCATCAAAACGACGTTTAAAGACTTGCGGGCGGGGGGCGTTTTGTTCTTGCCGCAGCGGGTCGCACTTATCGGGCAGGGCAGCACCGTCGCAACATACGACACCACCAAGTTCCAGATCACAAGCGCAAGCCAGGCGGGCAGCCGCTACGGCTTCGGGTCGCCCATACACCTGGCGGCCCGGCAACTGTTGCCGGTGAACGGTGACGGCGTGGGGACAATCCCGGTGACTGTCTACCCGCTGGAAGACGACGTCAGCGGCGTTGCAGCTTCGGGCGACATTACACCCACGGCCGACCAGACAAGCGCCGGGGCGTACACCGTCCTGGTGAATAACATCCGGTCGGAGCCGTTCGTGGTGAGCGTAGGCGACGCCGTGGGCGACATTGTAACGGCTGTGGCCGAAGCGATTAACGCGGTCCTGGAAATGCCCGTGGTTGCTACCGGCAACGCAACCGACGTGGGCCTGGAAGCCAAGTGGGCCGGCGAAAGTTCAAACGGCATTTTCGTTGAAGTCGTGACACCCGAAACGGGCGCGGCTACCTTCGCGGTCACCCAGCTTTCCGGCGGCCTGCTAAACCCCGACGTTCAGACCGCTTTGGACCAGGTGGGCAACGTGTGGGAAACCATGGCGCTTAACTGCCTGGACATTGACGACACCGTGGCCCTGGACGCGTTCAGCACCTTCGGCGAAGGCCGATGGGGCGCCCTGACGCGTAGGCCCCTGGTCGTCTTCACGGGCAACACCGCAACGACCGTGGCAAACGCTATCGCCGTTCCGGAAGCCCGCAAGACCGACCGCACCAACGCCCAGCTAGTCGCCCCCGGGTCGAACGATCTTCCGTTCGCGGTGGCAGCCCGCCAGCTAGCCCGTGTGGTCGTGGTGGCAAACAACAACCCACCCCGTGATTACGGCAGCCAGGCAGCGACCGGATTGACGCCAGGCGCGGACGGCGTGCAGTGGGCCTATCCGCAGCGCGACCAGGCCGTGAAAGGCGGAAGCTCGACCATTGAAGTTAAGGACGGCGTGGTGAACGTGTCGGACACCGTGACGTTCTACCACCCGACCGGCGACCCCATCCCGGCCTACCGATATGTTTGCGACATCGTGAAGTTGCAAAATATCGTTTTCAACCTTGACCTGATTTTCGCAACCCCGCAGTGGGACGGCGCGCCGCTTATCCCGGACGACCAGCCGACCATTAACCGGGATGCCAAACAGCCGAAAGCGGCCAAAGCGGCCGTGGCTTCGCTGTTGGATAGCCTGGCACTGAACGCGCTTATCAGCGACCCGGAGAGCGCCAAAGCGGCGACCCAGGCCGCGATTAACGACCAGAACCCGAAACGCCTGGACGTATTGACAACCGTACAACTGAGCGGCAACACGAACATCATTTCGGTGGACCTGGACTTCGGCTTCTATTTTGGCGTGCAGCCGCTAGTAGCCTAACGAATAACCGGAGGAATTGACCATGGCCGCAACTGGCGGAAGCATTGAATCGATTACGCTGGACGGCCGGAACTTCCCGGTCGCCGCAGACGCCGAAGCGCAGCGCAAGTTGGGCGGCTTCGAAAACGAAGTGCAAGCCAACGGCAACGGCACCGCCCGTCTTATCAAGACCCGCGTGCCCCTGTCGCTGGACGGCATGACCCTGGAAGTGGACGACGCCCGCGGGGACCATGAGTTTTTGCAGAACTTGTCGAACCGCTTTGACTACTTCCCGGTAGCGATTACCTACGCGTCCGGGGTAACGTTCCAGGGCACCGCGCAAATTACCGGTGAACTGCAAGCAAGCAGCCAGAACGCCACCGCGGCCGTGTCGCTGATGGGCCCGGGCATTCTGACCGCACAGTAAGAGCGACGGGGGCACTGTGCCGTTCGGGACGCCCTACCCTTCGCCTCGGCTTCGGCCGGGGGAACGGCACCCACTCAATAGGGCAAAAACCATGGATACGAAAGAGAACCCGGTGGCACTTGAAGTGGCCGAGGCGGAGTTCGACCGCTTCGCCGATGAAATGGACCTGGACCTGGACACGTCCCTGATGGACGCCGAAGACCTGGCCCAGTTCGCAAAACAGAAACGTCGGATCCTTCGCGCGATGGAGCGCGGCGACCTGACGGTGAATGAGGGCGGCGAAGCGGTATACACGCCCAGCAACGCCCGGTCGAAGCATAGCGACCCCATCACGTTTCACGAACGCACCGGCGCTTCGCTTATGGCGATGGACGGGAAGAAAAAGGGCCACGACGTTGCGAAAACCTACGCCGTTATGTCCGATATGTGCAGGGTCCACCCGAACGTTTTTGCGGGCCTGGCCGGCAACGATGCGAAGGTATGCGAGGCGCTTTTCGCGCTTTTAATGGACTAGTCGGGGTTCCGTTGGTTCGGGTGGGTGCGGACTTTAAGCACCCCCAGCGGGGCCATATAGCGGACCGGGTATACGGCGAAATGCTTTTGCAGGTTTGCAGGGACTACCCGGGGTTGCCCGACCCACGTACACTAAAAGCCCGGGAGATTCGTTTTTTCTACGAGGG